CGTGAATAAAAACTGTTCAGCTCCACATGCAGCCTGACATTATATGGAACTGCCTCCCTCTGTTCTTTTGACCATTCCAGCGTGGCGAAAGAGAAATTGATGTCTCTCAGAAACCGCTCAGTGTCAATCAACTCGTCCATTGTCCGCCGATAGGCTAACACATAAGAATACAAAATCATCTCAGGTGTTAACACGATGTCCTTACGATTGTAAGGTCTAAACCTCTCTGGATAAGCAATTAAACTAATAACTTCACCAATGTTACGATAAGGACCAGTTCTTCCCCAGTACCTCGACAAATACTCGGGATCCTGCATCCAAGTGCCATTGTTACTCTTCTCAGCATTCACTTTAACTCCAAAGTTATGTGTAATGTAGGAACTCACAGAGGATACGAGTGCGTCGTCCACCCTCCCGGGCAGGAAAATCAAATTATCATCCCCCATGATATTACACACACCTCGTCGCTGAAGCGCGCTCATCCAAGTCTCCGTCATAATCTCATTGCAAATTCCATTGATTATGGCTGTTAACCTACTACCGCTTGGATTACCATGTTTAGCGTGAAACACGCCTTCGCCTGTTACAATGTTCTTATTGATGAAATCCTCCTCGATAACCGACAGAAGTGTGCTATCGTACTCTGAGAATGCACTACGAATCACATCAAAGGCAGAGCGGATTAGCCACGCGGGAATAGTGCTATCGTACTTTGAATAATCAAGACTGATAAAATTCCAGCCCATATCTCTGCACTCATTACACCACCGTTGCAGCCACTTGTCGTCTTTTCCGATTGCAGTATAAGGATAGGACTTTAACCAATCATTTAATGGTGCACCAAATTTTGATTCACCAATGATGGTATACACGTCTACCATAAATACAGCTCTCTTCTTTGACTTCCAAGTTCCCGTTCTCTTACCATGCTCATCATAAGCACCAGAACCTTGTGTACGCATACCGCATACGACGGGACTACCGAACGTCCCAACCGATTTTGCTTCTGCCTCCCGCATTGAGTAGGTCAAGAACACATCACTTAACACGTCTACTTTCTTTCGAAGGCCGGAGACGATAGCCGTCCAACCCGTGGCAGTAGACCAATCTGTGACTGATTCGTAGATATCCTCATCACAAGAATATTCCCTCATCTTTAATTCCGCTTTTGCGTAACGAGCGCAAACGGTTGCCACTGCGGTCTGATAATGGCGATTCCATCTAAAAGATGGTCTGTCCTCCTTCATAAAGTTGGAGAATTGATCCTGCATATCTGAGTACTTACCCATACTACGGCAGAACAACCTGCCCTCGCCATCCTTCAGGTCTTTAAGGTACCTAAGTTCACTCTCGATTTTACCAGGATCGAAGGCGTACTTTAGCAGTACCGAGACCGCTTGGTCATCAAATATCCTCTGGACACAGTCCTTCCGAATTCTCGCTTGATAAGATTTCAAGCGTTTTGTTGACCCTGAATCTAGGCAAGTTTGGAGTTCCGATTCACTTATCGCTTTCATCTTAGCGATCCTCCTTCCGTGATAGACCCGACTCCTCGGTCCAGCTTTAGGCGCTGATGACCTGACTTAACGTGTCACTCCGAGCTTCCCTTCGTCGTGGGGAGGTCTCTTTACACCTCATGAAGATAGCC